ATAATTATAGTAATATATTGAAGTAATTATGTATGTAGGAAATGGTGTAGGATTGTAGGACGTTGTAGGAAATAGGTTTTTTCTGTAGGAAACACCTTTTTGACTATACCGTCCTACAAAATTGCACTTTTAAGGCTTTGTAGGACGGTATAGGTTGGCGTTTTTGAGTGAAATAAGTAAAAAAATGATTGAAATATTTTCTGTAATCAATTGGTTTTGAGTAACTTTGCATAAACAGCTACAAAATTTGTAGGATTGTAGGACGGTAGGAACACAAAATTTCAAAAATAGAATGCATAAAGAAAAAAGAGCCTTTAAAAAAAATGCTACTATCAAGATTGAGCCCTATCTTGCGGAGTACATTATCGGAAAATACGGTGTGGACAAAAAAAGTGGAACGGTAAAAATACCACACACTTCTGACCTCTATCACTGTATTTGGGAGAACATGTCCAGGCAGCGTGCCAACCAACCTGATATTACTGACGGCAATCTTCGTATTTCCCTCCCATGTCGGAAAGGTGGAGACGGTATTGCCTGGAAAGACCCTGCATATTATAATTATCTGTCTCCTGCTGCTGCAAAGGAAATAGAGAAACAGATTCGAAGAATGTTCAATTTTGAGCTACACAGCGTTCTGTTGGAAAATGAAGAGTTTGGGAGGGAACGCAATAACAGTGAAGTTATCTTTGACTTCATTCGTAGATATCGTTTATTATCAATTTCATCGGATGCATTATTAAAGAACTTCTATCGCTTCCGTAACCTCTTGCACCCGAAAAAGAAGAGGAAATATAGTAAAAGAGCAGCTGTTTAATATGATTTAACACATACCGAACTACCATTTTCGTCAATTAAAATATCACATTATGATAGAATTTTCAAATCTCATACAAGTAACCCCAATAAATCCAGTTGGAGACAGCCAACCGAAAGTATATGAATTTATAGCGGATACCTTCTCTTACATTCCCCAGCTTTCTGACAACGAAGCAGGAAGTTTATGGAACTGCGACAAGACACTCGTTATAGAAGTACCCAATAGAGACATACGATGCTTCTTTTCTATCGAGCGAAATTCCATTGTGAAGGTGAAGACTTCCGATCATCGATATTACGAGATAGGTACATTGGACATTCCCGCACGAGTTCAAATATCCTCAAATCTGAACTCTGCCAACCTCGTCATCAAGTGCAAAATGCTTACAGACCCATTTTTATAGGTCTTTTGCATACACCTTATTATATAGTAAATTCGCATCAAAAATAGATTTTTGATGAACGAATTACAGAACCTTTTAATTTCAGGATACCCATTGTTTATTACCATTGACGGATATCGTCAAGCCATGCTTGCTGCCTTTCCGCTCAATGGTAAGATAGACGATAAATCGACCCCGAAGGGGGCTTTCGGTTTCACGCCTGGTGAAGTAGCTGCTTATCTGAAAGACCACACATGGTATCAGTTAGAGACCAATGTAGCCCTTCAGGAACTACAGAAGATGCTGACACAGGAAAACGATATTCCTGCAGTAACACTTACAGACGAGTTCGACAATGAAGAACTTCCTGCAGGCAGCATTGCCTATCATCGTGTTTGGGGAACTATAATGGCAAGCAGTTATTGGTATTTTTCTTCCAAACAACTCGAAGCTGACCTTCAGGCAGCGGAAGCCAATCCACAGATAACTTGCCATTTCCTGCATATTAATTCTCCAGGTGGCGAAGCATGGTATCTTGACCGGTTGAGCGAAACGCTGCGCAACTGCGAGAAACCCATTCTCACATATTATGAACAGATGTGTTGTTCTGCAGGATACCACATCGGTTGTCATGGGCAACGTATCTATGCCCGTACAGCAAATGATTACGTGGGCAGTATTGGCACTATATGCAGCTTTTACGATTTCGAGGGCTATTACGAGAAGCTTGGTTTCAAGCACGTGAAAGCGAAAGCAACCAACTCTGACTTAAAGAACAAGACATTCGATGATTTGTGTAACGGCAAGGACGAGAAATACGTCAATGACGTACTCAATCCTCTGAATGAGCAATTTCTTTCCGAAGTACGTTCCCAGCGTAGCAAGCTCGCAGAACTTCCTGATGATGCACCAGTACTGCGTGGTGAAACCTTCTACACTCCGCAGGCTGTAGAAATAGGTCTTGCTGACGGCAGCAAGACTATGGCAGAAGCTATTTCAGAAGCCGTTACGATGGGACGCGAGTATGCAGATACAAATAAATTGAAAACTGCCATATATAATATATAATGTTTAATTTTTTATCTTAGTTTTATGAATTTCAAAGAAAAACTAACCTCTGTTCTTGACTTTCTGAACCTTAATCAGAAGTTCGAGGACAAAACCCTCTCCAATGAGGAGTTCAATTCTTTGGTGACTGAATACTTTAAGAAGTATCAGGTTACACTCAACGATGACCTTGCAGCAGAGCAAGCCGCCAAGAAGACGGCAGAGCAGGCTGAAGAGTTCCAAAATACGCTCAATGCCATTCAAGAAGTACTTGTTGGTCCTGCTCCTGCAGCTACAGTAGATAATGAAGAAGGCACGCAGCCTGTTCAGCAGGCAAATGCTTCGGCTGAAAGCATTATTGAGGGGATTAACGGACTCCGTGCAGATGTTCAAGCACTGGGGGAAAAAGCTGCCCCGGATGTTCCTATGCAGAATGTAACCTCTGCTCCTATTAGCATCAATGGCTTCAGCAATACGCCAACATATTTGTTTGGTATAGAGCACCCCATGTTCTCTATGACCGACCGATGGAACAAAATTGCTGCAAACCCTCGTGCTGCTGCAGCTCTGCAGGAAGTAGACGAGCAAGTGGATGGTGTTGCCTTTCATAAGGCAGCTTGCCAGTATGCCAAGTCGCTCAAGAACCGCTACCAGTATCTTCAAGAAAACAAGATGCTTGACGCCCCAGCCCTTGCTGCAGGCAAGTATGCCACCAACTATGAAGGTGTGGAGAAAGCTGGCGTAGGAGACCAATTTGTTATCTTACGTCAAGATGCACTCATTGCCCGCGTGCTACAAGTACGTGATATGACACAGTACTTCCCTGTTGCTTATGGCTATCAAGACCGCGCGCTCGTCTTCAATACCTTCTTTGATGAAATTTCTCAGGCTTATCAGTCAGGAGAAGTATTCAAGGGTGGCATGAAGATAGAAAACCACATGGGCTACGTCGATGATGCCATGATAAAGATAGAATGGGGACCAATGAAGGAACTCGAGCGCAAGTATATCGGCTATCTCAACAAGGAAGGTTCAGACCCAATTAAGTGGACGATGATTGAGTATCAATTACTCAATACCCTCATTACTGCACAGGTAGAACAAAACAAACGTCGTATGCGTGGTATCTATGTTAAGCCAGAGCAGGGCGTAGCTGGCAGCTACAACAATGCTGGTACTGGTATTCTCTATACGCTTCTGCGTTATGTGCATCAGTATGACATCAAGCCACATACAAGTGATGTGTATCGTTCATATGCTCAGGCTACAATGCTTGCTGCAGTACAGGAATTCATTGCAGACGTACGCGCATCTATCACGGAAGATATGGATCTCGATCAGCATTGCATCTATCTGAACAAGAATCATCAGGCTTGGTGGATTAAGAATGTACGTGCCACTTATGGCAAGGATACAGACTTCTCTGGTCCGATGGGAGCTCTCAATATCGTTCCTGATACTACCGTTCGTATTATTTGGTTGCCTTACCTCGGTCAGCTTCCATTCATGATGCTGCATCAACCAGGCAACATTCAGTTCCTTGAGTTTGTTCCTGGCGAAATGCTCTCAATGAAGATGCAGGAGCAGATGGAGCAAGTTCGCGCATGGAGCACTTGGAAGGAAGGTTGTTCAGCATCGTTCACTGGTCGTCGCTTCGACACCAAGAAAGAAATGGACGACAACAACTACGAGTGGCAGCAGATTTTCATCAACCTGTTTGCAGCAACCATCATCGACAAGTTGGATGCCAACAAGGGTTTCTGGTTAACTACTGGAAGCGCAACAACACAGGAAACTTACACCGACATCGAAAATGCAAAGGCTGGAGTAGCTTACTGCATTGAGTGTGGCGATAAGACCCATCTTCCAAAGATTGCCAAGAGTGGTAAGTTTGCTAATCTCACTGCAGCATTTAATGCTTCAGAGATAGGCGACTACATCATGGTAATTCTTGGCAATGATGGTAACTTCCGCGAGTTGGAACGCTGCGTAGGTGGTAAACGCACCATCAACAAGGCACTCCAGCCTAACGTTCCTGGAGGTCGCTAATTAGGAATCTAAATAGTATATAGATGTTGTTTCACCGCGGGGAGTCGCTCGTCGGCTTCCCGCAAAATTTAAGAAAGAAATGATAAGAACAAAAATTCAGAAAAGATGCCGTGCATACAACCCTAACAAGGGGTTCAATTACGCAGATCTTCAAGCTCGCAGAATGTTCATGGTAACATTTGCCGTGTTTGGTTTCGCAATGCTCCTTGCAGCATTACTCGATTATTCTTTGCTCGGTGCTACCGGCTCTTTGGTCTCGTTTGCCTCTATGGCTGTAGTAGGAAATGTCGATGATGTGTCTGACCGTGACACGCATGGTTCTGCCATTTCCTATATCGTTTACCTTGTGGCACTTGACCAAATAGACCGCACAAAGCCATTCCCACAGCCCAATGCACAACGCGAAGTTGCGCCTATACCATTAAAACCAGGCGAAATTCCGCATTACTTCGAGGCGCATGATATACCATCCTTTACAGCAACTACGGAAAAGGGAGATATTACTACTTCTGGTGAAAATAGTTTCGTTCTCATCATGGGTGGTGCCCGTGTGAACTTGTATAATTTCATAGAAGAGTACAGTGGTGGAAAGTTCATTATCTTCTACAAGCACGTTAAGTCTTCCGACTGGTATATCCTTGGTGAGCTCGAACGTCCTATTATCCTTGCCAATACCGAGGTCAAAGACGATAAGGATGGTCGTTACGGAACGTTCACCTTTAAGCGTAATTCTGTAGACCTTCCACTCCTCTA